GTTGCTTCCCAGGCGGCCTTGGCGGTGTCGGCGGCTGCGCTGAGGGCGCCTCCAGCTGCACGCCCGGTACCGCCAGCGCGGTCCGCCGCGTCGCCCGCGCCATCGAGTTCAGCTGCAAGTCCGGCCGCCGCGCCCTGGGCTCCGCTGACGCTTGTGGCGGTCTCCGCAGATCCTGCCGTCACCGCCATGCGCAGCGCAGCCACGGATTGCAGAGGCGCCGTTGCCGCCGTCGCGACTTCGCCCATTATGTCCCGCAACCGCGCGGCCTCGCCCCGGGCGGCTGCCGCACCTGAGGTCAGCCCCAAATCGGGCGCGGCAATCGGCGTCTGGGTAAAGGCAGCTTCAAACGCCGCACGGGCCTCGACTCCGGCATTGGCGGCGGCTCCGGCAAAGGGGTTCTCGATCCCACCGAGCTCGATCGTGCCGATCAGCGGCACCCGCTTGTCGACGCCGAGCACATCGAGCCCGGCATTGACCCCTTCGAGGAAGCCGTCGATCTGGCGCGCCACGCCATTCAACATCGCCTCGACACCGCCGATCAGCGCATTGGCCGCGCCATAGGCAGACGCGCCAATGGTGCCAGGTAGCGCTGACCAGAGCACCTTCACTGCCTGCAGCGCCCCCTGGAAGGTGTTCAGCGTGGCGTTGCCAAAGCCGACCACCGCTTCCAGCGACGCCTGCAGCGCCTCGGCGATCGCCGCCCGGATCCCGGCCCAGCTCGCCAAGATCTCCAGACCCATCGCGACTGCGCCCAACTTCATGCGGCCCCAGACCTCGCCGGCGAGATCACCGAGCAGGCCAAGGGCTGTCCCAAACCCGCCAGCGCCCTGCACCAGCCGCCCGAACTGGAACACCAGCTCGCCCGCGCCCACCACCAGCGCTCCGATCCCGGTGCGGATCAACGCGCCGCGCAAGATCACCAGGGCGGTGGCCAGCGCGCGCACCGAGAGCGCCGCCGCAGCAAGACCCACGACCCAGCGCCCGGCCATCAGGGCGGCAACGGTTCCGGCATAGTTTGCCAGACGGTCCAACTGGCCGAAAAGTGCCGTGAGTGCCCCCCCGACCGGGCCTGTACCGCGCGCCATGTCGGCCAGCGCATTCGCCGCTGTCTCCAGGGCCGGTGCGACCGCCGCTGTCAGCCGGTTGCTCAGTCCAAGCCAGATCAGGCCAAGCCGGGCAATGGCATCGCCGGTACGCTCGATCTGGGCCGCATCACTGGCGCTGACCGCTACGCCAAAGTCACGCACATCCTGTGCCGCCTCCCGCAGGGTGGCCGCATCGATGCGCAGGAAGGCAAGAGCCGCCCGGTCGCCAAAGAGATCAGAGGCCACGGCGGCACGTTCCGCCTCAGGCACCAGAGTGGTCAAGGCGTCCTGAATGGCCAGGATACGCTGATCCAGCGGCAGCGCCTGCAAGGCTTCCGCTGTCAGGTTCAATCGCGCAAGTGCCCCCACCGCCGACCCCGATCCAGTGGCGGCTTCAGAGAGCCGGGTGGTCAGCTTCTTGGTGGCCTGCTCGATCTCACCCAGCGACACGCCCGCCATTTCACCCGCCGCGGTCAGCACCTGCAGGCTCTCGACCGTGGTCTTCAACGAGGCCGCCATGTCCGCCTGGGCCCCGATAGTCTCGAGCCCCGAGCGTACCATGGCCACGCCCGCCGCCGCAGCTGCCACCGTCATCGCGGCCAGCGCCACCCCGGCCTTGCGGGCAAAGCCGCTGAGCCGGTCATTGGCCCGGTCCATCTCGGCGGAGAGCCGGCCAAAGCCGCGCACCCCGGCCTCGCCGACGCCTTCAAGCTCAGCCCGGACCTGCCGGCCACCCGTTGCCACCAGGCGGACGGAAACGCGCTTTTCTGCCATGGCTCAGGTCTCCGCTCCGAAGGAAGGTCCGTCTTGCGCTGCGGCGCAGGCGTCGTTCAAACGCCGCACCATCACCGCCTCGATCACGGGCAGCAGCTCAGCCGCCGCCCGGACATCGACGCCAAGGGCAGCGGCCATTGCCAGCGCCGCGCTCATGTCCCAGCCAAGCACAACCCCCGGCACTGCGCGGATCTGGCCCCTAAGCCGCCCCGCCAGGTCCCAGACCTGCCAGCCCTCATAGCTCAGTGGCGCGTTCAGGATCTGCGGGCAGTCCGCGCAGCGCCCTTCGCAGGCTGCGCAGTAGCGCTCGCCCCCGCCGAAGGACCACTCGGCAAGGGCGCGGAGACGTTTTTTTCTGCCTCGATCTCCAGCCCGCGGGCGACATAGTCGGTCTGGAACCGCTCGAACATCGGCCAGAGGTCGAGAAGGGCGGCGATGCCTTCCGGGCTGACCGGAAGGGCCGCACCGGTCGCATCCCCCACACCCTCCCAGGCGGTGATGGCGCGCGTCGCGATCGCCTTGGCAAAGGCCACGGCGACGGCGTCATCGGGCGACCCGGACGGCAGGGCGCGCAGCTCTGGATCGGTGCGGGCCGCAACCATCAGGGCGGTACTGAGCGGCTCCACCAGAAGGCGCACGCCCATTGGCAGATCAAGCCAGTGGGCCTCGCGGGCGAGGGTCAGGCGCAACATGGTCAATACTCCTCGATGCCATTGACGAGCGTGGCGGTGCACATCCGCCCCAGCGTGGTGTCACGTGCGGCCTGCCACTCGAAGCTCGCCTGCACGCCCTGCGGCCCCGCGATCTCGATACGCGGGCGCGGCAGATAGACGGCATGGGCGGCGAAGGTGAAGCTCTCCCCCGTGGGCAAGCTATAGGCAAAGCTCAGCGCGCAGGGATCACCCGCGATTGCCTGGTTGACCAGCGTGGGGTCGGCAAAGCGCACCTCGATCTTGCCGGTCAGCGCGGCAATGGAGGGATCGGCCCCGTCGATCCGCCCGTCCGAGCGGATCGTCTCGACCCGGTCGAGGGTGTTAGCATAGGTGATCTCTGCGGAGATGATGTTGCCGAGTGGGCTTCCGTTCCGGGTGATCGCGCCGTTGAAATGGCCGAAGCGCTTGAGGCCAAGGTCCGCCAGCGTGCCCGAGGCGGACGTGCCGGCGATGCTCTCCCCTTGCGCGATGAGACTGGCTGTTGCCGTCAGCAGCCCCGAGCGCTGCATCTGCCAGGTGATACTGTCGAGCACGCAGCCGGAATACATCGCAAAGCGCGGCACCTCCGGCATCGCGGTCTCGATCGACATCGAGGGCAGGGTCCAGGCGCCCGAGCGGAACTCATGCGTGAACGGCCCTGCTGCAGTTCCGGTCGTCACTGGCGCCCCGAAGGCCGCCTTCAGCCAGAAACCGAATGCGGCCGCATCAAGCGGGACGACCACATCGCCATCCGCCGTCACCGCATCCTTGATCGGGGCCAGCGGATCGCGACCGTAACCCAGCAGCTCGCTGTTCAGCAGTGGCTGCTCGGAGCCCAGCGTGGTGCTGGCAAAGGGCATCCTGGTAAATCCGCTCGCCGGCGCGGTCCCGTAAGTGGTCTCGAACGCAAGCGCCATCTGCGCCCGCGCGCCTTGTGCGCGTGCCATGGGGGGTCTCCTTCACGTTACATCATAGGATTTGAGCCGATTGCGCCTTGCCGGATGATCTCGCCGCTGGCAAACCACTCTGCATGGTGCAGAAATTCCCGATCCGACATCATGTCACTGTGGCACGATGCATGCTCTTTGCGGCGCTCCTCGCCAGTGTGCTCGTATCGGTCCCCGCGCCCCTTCATGCTGAAGAGCGTCTCAGTGCGCGGGTAAGTAAAATCACGGATGGCGACACGTTCACGCTGAGTGGCACATCACGCCGGATTCGGATTTGGGGTCTTGATGCCCCCGAGAGAGATGAAACCGGTGGATCGCTCGCGACCGATGTTCTGCGTGACCTGATTTCCGGTAAAGAACTCGATTGCCTGGTCCGCGACATCGATCGGTATGGACGCATCGTCGGTCAGTGCTTCCTGCCTGACGGGAGAGATATTACCGCTGAGATGATCCGATCCGGCGTGGCCACGGAGTATTGCCGGTTCTCGAAAGACTATTACGGCACCTGCTGACCCGGTTATGCCAGCGGATCGGCCGTGGAATAGTGTAGCACCACTGGAATGATGGCTGCCTTCAGACTGGAGGAGCCCTCGATGGGCAGGTCAACCGGTTCGGGCGCTTCGGCCTCAACCCAGTCGCAGAGGCCCAGCAGGGTGCGGTCGGCCGAGAGTGCCGCGCCGATCTGCGCAATCAGGTGATCAAAGGCCGCGTCCCGACCAGCATTCGCCTGGACGACCACTTCGAGCTCGGCCCTGTGCTGGAAGTGCCATGTCAACGGGGACAGCGTTACGCCCGGCTCCCCGGGGTTGCCATCGCGCAGGATCATCAATCCTGTGGCGGGCACGCGTTCGGGTAGCACATCGCCCCGCAGTGCGGTGGCGGGCAGCGTTTGCAGCAGGCCGTGCAGCGCGGCAAGGATGGTTTCGCGCGAAGTCATCTTCAGGAATCCTTCAAAACCATGAAGTTGGGTTCAACAATTAGCACCCGGCCTTTCACTCTCGAGAGCGCAACTTGGGTCAAAGGCACTGCCATTTTCAGGGTATCATTTTCATTAAGGCACTCGTCATGTTATCAGCCAGGTGGAACGAAAAGGCAGGCTGCCGGTCCACCTGGCTCACTCTTGGTTGGAGGTTTTCGAGCGATCGGCATCGCCACGCAGCTTCGCGAACAGGAAAAGGGTATCGATCCATGAGCGACACTGCCGAGCGCATCAGAAAAATCCTTGCCGCGAAATTCGGCGTCGATGAAGCGAGCCTTTTGCCTGACGTGTCCTTTGTCACCGATTTGAACGCTGACAGTCTGGATATCGTAGAAATCTCGATGGCATTCGAAAACGAGTTCGGGGTTGAGATCTTCGATGAGGATATCGAGGCCATCAAGACAATCGGTGACGCCGAGCAATTCATCGCGAACGCGCAGTAAGCTGAGGTTCAGCGCCTCTCGATCCACTTTGCCACGATCAGCCCCGGTACGCCATTTACCGCCCGCTCGGCATCCCGTGCCAGATCCAGCCGCTTTGGCAGCTTGACCTGCGGCACCAGCAGGAAGATCGGCACGGTAGTCAGATCGCGCCCTGTCTTGGCGCGGGATCCCACAGCGCGACCTTTCGAATTCAGCCGCCCCTCAGCGACCAGCAGGTTTGGGCCCCGGCGGCGATAAATGAAGCGCAGGCGCAGCCCGGTGCGGCGTTCCCATTCGCCGGGGGTGATACGGCCGCCGCGCGCGGACTTGCCCGCCGCTGCCGTCGGGATCGCCAGCCAAAACCCATCCTTCGAGCGGATCAGCGGACCGGTGTCATGCGCGCCGATGATCACCGGCGCCTTCGACCAGACCAGCGCCGCGGCGTTCAGGCTTTCGCCCGATTTCGGGAAACTGGCGAACCTGATCGAGTTCGCAAGCCGGGTGCCCAAGCTCGCGCCGGTGATCTGGCCGCGCCAAGCGGCTTTGAGACCGGCCCCGGCCTCGCGCATCGCCGCGGTCACCGCGCGTTCCCCGGCCGCGACCTCGGCCGCCATTAGGGCGACAATGTCAGGATCGATGGCGAGCTTCAGTTTCACGCTGGCCTCAGATCAACGGTCCAGACCAGCCGTTCGCGGTCGCGCACCGGCTCGCCCTGAACGAGGAAGGCCTCCCCGTCGATCTCGATCCGGTCGCCGGGACGCGGGTTCGGCGCGTCTGCCACGCGCAGATCAATGCGCGTGGTTTCCGACCAGAGCCGTGCATCGCCGAAGTCGGTGAGGGCATCAGCACGCCGCGCGACGATACGCACAAGAGCCGGCACGCCGCCGTCGGATGTGTAGATTGCCTCACCGCCAATATTTGGATCAGCGAAGAGGATCTCGATGATG